GGTAGGAACTGGCGGGCTAGCGTTCTTCTCCGACGCCCTGAAAGGCCTGACAGATCCCGGAGGCATCCTCTATGTGTTCGGCAAACTACTTGGCATTGACACCGCAGCCGTACAAGGTCTAGATCAGGCAGTAAAAAACTTTGGCGCGAATGGTCCTCTTGTCGACATCGGCGGTGGATCTATTGAATCGGTAGACAAGTTAGGCAAATCCCTTGCTGCCCTTGATCACGAGGCCATGAACGCTGCCCTAGAATCACGGTCTTTAGCCGAATACCAGAAATGGGTCGAGGACCAATCAGTCAAAACAGCGGGAGCAAGTGGTGTCCTGACAGATGCGCTTAAAAGCCAATCGGACGTAATAAAAACCACAATTACGGACCTCAAATCGCAGACGACCGAGCTAGAGGCCGCCACCAAAGCCGTTCTAGATTATCGGGACAACCTCGCCGGAAACATCCTCAAAGACGTAAACCTCGGACAAGCCGCGGAAACGGGCAAAAAAACCGGGCAATCCCTTTTGGAAGCCTTTAACGCTCAGGTCGACCAGGCTAAATACTTTGGCAACGTTCTCACCGCTATTAAAGCTCAGGGTGCCGACCAATCACTCATTGAGCAGATCGCTTCCCTTGGCCCGTTGGCCGGTTCAGCGCTCGGCCAACAGCTCCTCGACGAGGGCCTAGTTCCGCAGATAAACGCGTCATGGGTCGATGTGCAAAAGACCGTTTCGGATCTTGCCCTAGGACTTGTGCCCGACTTCCTTCTCGCCGGGCAAGAATCCGCTATAGGTCTGGTAAACGGCACCGTTGAGCAGCTGGGCAAGGAAGAAAAACGACTCCGCCAGATCGGCAAGAACATTGGCAAACCGATTGGTGCAAACATTAAGGCTGAGATCGCCGCAGCGGTGGCGGAAGCGGTTAGTGCAGCGGAAGCAGCGAAAACCGCAGCTGCAGCGGAACGCGCTTCTCAGGTTGCCGCGCAGCAAGTGGTGGTCACCGAACAGCAAGTTGCCCAGGCGTTAAATCGCCTTATCGTCAACTCTAACGCCCGTACCGGATATCAGACAGCGCCCGCCACTACCCCGGTTTTCGGCTAATGGGTATTACAGCCGTATCAGTCAACGGCACTGACCTTGACCTTGACGGAGTGGTCTATAACGTCGCCGTTTCCCACGGACGAAACGATATACAGTCAGCCCCGCAAGCCTCAGACGCCCGGGTTCTCCTACGAGGATTCGCAGAAATCCCAGCCGAAATCGGGGACGTACTGCAAATAGAAGCCTATTCCGAAACCCGATTTACCGGAACAGTTACGGATATAACCCTTACCCACGATTATTCATACCAGGGCAACTATGTCCCTACCTTAGAGGTTACCGGTACCGGGCATATGGCAAAACTCGGTTACATACAATTAGGCACGTCCGGGTACGCAAAACAAACGCTTAAAAACCGCGTGGAAGCAATTCTGACTGATACCGGCCTAGTGAACTATTCCAATGTGGCGCCATATTTAGAACAGCAAGCGTTAGCAGCCCAAGACGGTGGATATAACGCCCTAACTCTCCTGACCGACCTAGGTACCCAAGTCGGAGGAACCGTCGGAGACTTCCCCGACGGAACCGTATTCTGGGAGTCCTACAGCAGCCGAGGCTACGGCTACAACCCGTCCACATGGCTCGACGTTTCCGACCAATGGCAGGAAGTCCCGTATTCTTGGGCGGACGTTTACCAGTCGACGGATGGTTTCCCCGTCACGGTGACGCTAGATAATCCTTCAATCATTTGGGAACCAGTATGGAAAAATAACCTCCAAACCGTCTTAAATGACGTAACAGTCACCTATAAGGCCAACGCTTCGACGACCTCAACGGATGCAGACTCCATCGCCCTCTACGGCCGTCGCGCAACTACCGTCGCCACACAACTCGAACATTCTTATGACGCTGACGACCGGGCCGATGAGATTATTCGCAATCAAGCCCAACCTCATTACGCCCTGCAAAACGTCCAGATTTTGGTTCACGACTTGACCAACCCGAAACTCGGGCAAGTGCTGGGATTATTGTCAGGGTCTCGAGTGCAAGTTAATGACGTGCCACCACCGCATCCTCTAGAGGACTACTTAGGGGTCGTGGAAGGCTGGACCGAGGTTTATACGCCAGGGCAACATATCCTGACTCTGAGCCTGTCAGATCCTCGATACAGTTACGCCGTGGCACAATGGGGCCAGGTTAGCGGGACCCTCACGTGGGGAACGACTAACGCGAGCGTCCAGTGGTACAACGTCGTCCTACCGTCCGACCTGCTAGCAGCCTAGGAGAAAAATGGCTACCACTACCTACGGTTCCCCGTATGTGGAGAACACTGGGCTTGTCTCGGCGTGGCCGGGAGTTTCCCTGAACGTGGCTCAGCGCGTCGATTCCGTGTCCTATGCAGGTAACGGAGTCAATGCCCAAACCGGCACCACATACACGTTGGTCCTGACTGATGCCGGTAAAAACGTCACTTGCTCGAACGCCTCAAGTGTGACCGTGACTATACCGACCAATGCCGCAGTGGCCTACGCCACAGGAACGGTAATCAGTATCACGAACTTAGGCGCAGGAGTGGTCACAGTCGCAGCTAGCGGCGGTGTAACCCTCAATGGAACGACTTTGACCATCTCGCAATACAGCCGGGCCTCAATCATGAAAACCGGAACCGATACTTGGGTGCTTACGTCGGGCGGCGGTATCCCAAAAGCGGTTTTTAGTTCTGGCGGCACCACCAGTTCATATACATCTGGCGGAACCACGTACTCGATTAGGTCTTTTACGGCTAGCGGAACACTGGTCTGTAGCACTTCGGGCCTATGCGATCTGTTAGTCGTAGCGGGTGGCGGCGGCGGTGCCGGCGCTAGTTCTGCGGGCTTAGTTTCAGGTGGCGGCGGCGGTGCTGGCGGGGTCCTTGTAATTGCCAGTGCCTATATTGTTGCTGGGAGTTATTCGATAGGTGTTGGAGCGGGAGGCGCCGGAGGAGCCGTAGGCGGCGGCGCTGGCTCTAACGGTGCAACGTCATACATTGGCACCATTTACGTATCACCAGGTGGCGGCGGCGCGGGGCTACCTGGAGGATCTGGTGGCGGCGCAAGCGGTTCAGGCGCAACCTTAGCCGGTGGAGTCGGAACAACCGGAATAGGCAATAACGGCGGTGGACACACTGGCCTGATCAATGCCGGTGCGGGTGGCGGCGGGGCAAGCGCCGTAGGCACAAATGCCACCGGAAACACTGGCTACGCCGGTGGGGCAGGGCTCGCAAATGACTACCAGACCGGATCATCACAGACTTACGGCGGCGGCGGCGGCGGCGGCGGATACGGCGGCGGCGCGGCTGGTGGAGCCGGAGGATCTGGCGGCGGTGGTGCTGGTGGATCGAGCAGCACGGCAGGAACCGCAGGAACCCCAAACACTGGCGGCGGCGGCGGCGGCGGCGGTAACCCCAACAGTGGTGGAACGCAGTATGCAGGCGGCAACGGGGCACTCGGTATCGTTGTTGTGAGGACTTCATGACAAGAAAAAAATCAGGGCCGTGGGAAAACGCCTACGCAGCAAAAATCAATGACGAGGGCTTTGTAGAACAAGTAATGGCTATTCCCTATTGCAACGACGACGACGCGGAAATAACCGCTTACTGCAATGAAAACGGAATGATGGGGACTTGGATTGATACATCGTTTAAAGGAACCAGACGCGGAAAATATGCCGCAACTGGTGACTTATGGGATGGAACCAACTTCATCAGTCAGATACCAAATGACAATCCAGTCACCAGCTGACCTACTTCCCCTCATCGGGATAGGGACAGCAATTCTCGCCGGAGTCCTGTGGCTCATTAGGGCCCAGTTCTCGATTCTGCGGGAGTTCCGACCCAATAGCGGCTCAACCATGAAGGATGCCATATCTCGGATCGAGGTCGACGTACGGGAAGTGCGCACACGGCTGGATTCTCACATCGATAACCACAATCGGGGGCAGTAATGATCGGCACATGGCTGGCAACAACGTGGGAAGGCTCAGTCGTCAAAATCGCCCTGGGCGCTGCTCTCGGTGCCGTTGCGTCCTACGCAACAACCGCCCAGGTACATCCCTTAATCGTCGCCATTACTGGCGCAGTTGTTCCCGTCCTCATCAACGCCCTGAACCGTCAGGACCCGCGCTACGGGCTATCTGCTATGCCTCGGCTTCAGGACGTGGCTGCCAATGAAGAATTCGAGATAGAGGGTGAAGATGTTTCGCCCTAAACTTGTGCCAGCAGCAATCACATTGCGTTCACAAATAGATAAAAGGTTTCCTAAGCGTGATAAGCGCTCAGATGGATGGATAGGCGATAAGGCGCACCAAGCACGTGTCAGCGACCATAACCCGGACAGTGACGGATGGGTACACGCAATCGATATTGACGCTGACTTAGGAAAACCCGGAGACGCGCAGCTGCTAGCCGATCAGATTGTGGCCTACGCTGCTTCTGGTCTACCCGGCGCTAATCGCATCAGGTACGTGGTTTTTAACGATCAGGTCGCTAGCGGAACGTACTCGAAAACTCGTTGGCAATGGCGGGGCCGGGGATATGGGCACCGCGACCATATACACGTGAGTTTCCTGAAAGCCGCAGAAAAGGACCCAAGACCTTTCCCTTTGAGCATATTCGAGAAAGATTAGCCGTGAAACCCCGCGTGCTGACGCTCGACATCGAGACCAGCCCGCACCTTGCTTATACCTATGATCTATTTGATGCTCGCATAACGCCGGACAAAATCGTCACGCCCTCCCGCGTTCTCTGCTGGGCCGGTAAATGGCTCGGGGAATCCAAGGTTCATTTCTACTCGGAATACCACAATGACCCCGGGGAAATGATCCAAGCGGCCTGGACTTTCCTGAACGAAGCCGACGTGCTGATTACCTATAACGGGGTCCGATTCGACGTACCGCACCTCATGCGGTCATTCATCGAAGAAGGCATGCCTCCACCATCCCCATGGATAGATCTCGACCTGTACCTGATCAACCGTCGCCGCTACAAATGGGCTAGTAACCGACTCGGTTACATCACCGAGCAGCTCGACCTACCCACGAAACTACAAACCGGCGTATCTCAGCTATGGAAAAAGGTTCTCGAGGAGGACGACCGGGCTTGGCAGAAGTTTAAGAAATACAACTGCCAAGACGTGGTGATCACGGAGCTCCTCTACCGGACTATGGCCCCGTGGATAAAGCATCCACACATCGGTCTATGGACCGGGGACCAGTCCACCTGCCCGGCCTGCGGCTCGACACAGTTGACGCCCACGGGACTGACGTACACACGTACGGGCGCATGGATGAAATCCGTCTGCCAGTGCGGTACGTGGTGCAAGGTATTAGCCAACGGTAAAACCAGACCAATCTGAGGGGAAACGATGATCGACCGCCACCTACCCAACCAGGCCTTAGAGCTGCTCGAACTTGACCGATGGAATACTCATGGCGACCCCATCGAAACCCATCGGCGAGTCGCAGGCATGTGGAGCGCATTTCTAGGGGCCGAAGTGACACCGGATCAGGTAGCCATGTGCATGGTCCTGGTCAAAATGGCCCGAAGTTCTGCGGGCTACACCCGAGACGACTACTTGGACTCCATCGGCTACATGATCATTGCCGAGGGTTTGGCTAGGCCGTGTTGAAAATAACGGTAGGAGACGTATCAATCGAATGGGACAAGCCCGTTTCACGTGACACCTTTCGTCAACTGCTCATGGACGTTTCTGGCATAGCTGCCGCTCTAGCTGAGGAACCCGAGGAAGAACAGCGACCTACGGTCACTTTGGGATTCTCGACTGAGATTCAGCAGCCCGTTGAGGAAGATCTAAGCGAATATTTCGAGTAATTGCGTGTCGCTCTTGCCAAGTTCTAACAATTCTCTATATTCACTTTCATGTATATGACAACCGGGGAAGCATCCAAAGACCTGAACGTGTCAATAAACACGGTTATTAGGTGGTTTGAGGCAGGTGTATTACACGGTTGGGTTACGCCTGGCGGGCACCATCGCATTTTGGCTACTAGCGTCGAAGCAGTCCGACGCCACCCTGTGGGGAAAAACGTGACTGTCATTACGACATCGGAGGTCGAGTGATCGATGGAATTGCAATATGGCTGGCCGTGGCTTCAGGACCGGCAAGCATCCCTGACAGCGCCTATACAGGGCCGTGGTACGTCCATACCGCTGAACCTTTTAGGAAATGCGTCATGTGGCGCGAATCCCACGGCCGCTACAAAGCCGACGGCAAATACGGCTCAGGCGCTTACCAGTTCATCCAATCGACTTGGAACGCCTACGCAAAACTCGCGGGTCTAGCCGAATGGGTCGGAATCCGGCCCTACAAGGCGCCTGCAACCGTTCAGGACGCCGTGTTCTGGCGGGCTTACTGGAAAGGAAAGGGGAAACACCATTGGAGCCCTACGCACGCCCTAACGATAGGCAAAAGCGTCAAGTCATGTGGCTGAACACTTTCGTGTTCTGCTGCGGAATCATTGGAGCAATGATCCTGGTCGGATTCATCGAGTTGGCGGTGAAATGATGGGAGTACAACGAATCGGCGGTTCGCAGCTGCACATTGAGGCCGCCCGCAGCGGCAATACGGTTCAGGTGTGGATGAATGACAACCGGAACCTGACATGCGCCATGTTTAGCCTCGAGCAAACCATTGACCTTCATAGGATGCT